TTAGCCGATGAAATTGGGGATACCGTTGAGAATATCGACGCCCTTCAGTTTGCTCTGCAGCGTTCAGGCGGTTCCGCCGACGGTATGGTTACATCTCTAAGAACATTGGCCATACGTGCCGCTGAGGCCGCTCGGGGAGTGGGTAGCGGTGTTGAGGCATTTGGTCTATTGGGTATTTCTACCACCGACAGCAATGGTAATCTTAAGAAAACTAGCGACCTAATGCTAGAGGTATCTCAACGGTTCCAAGGTATAAGCCGCGCCGAACAGATAGAACTCGCTGACAAGCTNGGTATCCGTGATTCCATCCGCCTATTGCAACAGGGGCCAAGTGCAATTCGTGAATTGACCGACGAAGCGATGGCACTAGGTGTNACCACNGAAGAAGATGCCAAAATGGCAGCCCAATTCCAAGATTCCCTTACTGATTTATGGAGGATAGTAAAACAAATTTCAAGAACATTGACTAAAGAGTTTGCCCCGGTCATACAAGAAATAGCCTCTGGGTTTACGGAATGGTGGAAGTCCAACCGGGCATTAATTGAGCAGAATATACCCGTGTGGATAGACCGGGCAACACTAGCATTGAAACTCCTTGCCCTTGCAACCGGATTATGGTTGTCCATGCGTTTGGTGAGTCATATTGCGGCCCTAATTACCATGTTCAGGGGGCTGTCTATTTCCGCCCTCGCTGCCAATGCTGCCGCCCTATTACTACCCGCATTGATCGCCGCTGGTATTGCTGCTATCGCATTATTGGCCGAGGATGCCAAGGTGTTCTTTGAAGGTGGTGAAAGTTTCATCGGTGATATGATTGAGAAATTCCCTCTATGGGCTGATGAAATACGGGTGGTGGCTGCCATTTTCGCAACCGTGGCTGATCTAACTATAATGATCTTTGATGGATGGTCTAAGATTATAGATATGTTTAGCAACTTATCCCTGGATGGATTTAAAGACTTCCTCGGTAATGTGCCGGGTTTCCTCGGCGATGTCACAGGTCTTTCTACGGTTAGCGGTGGTGGTTTAATACCTGAAGTCGGCCAAAGTATTTCCAACAGCGCATCAACCGCAATAGATAAGATTGAAATAGTAATTCAGGGCGGGGCAGATAGTGCCAGTAATATTGCGGACGCAGTTGTTAACGCATTTCAGCAGAGCACTCAGGATTTAAATAGCGCGGTGGATCAGTAATGGCTTTTGAAAACCTATTCATACGAACCAAGAAGTCAATCGGCGGTATAGAGCTAGATGCGATTTTATCAGAAGTTTATAATAACGAATTGGTGATAACTAAGAATCCGATTGAATTAGGTGCAGACATTACTGACCACAGTATTATCCAGCCTAAAAAGCTGAATATCGTTGCTCAAGTTAGTGACACCCCATTGGGGGCAGCGGCGTTCGGTGAAATTGTAGATTCGGTGACGGGGTTATTCGGTAGCTCCACAACTACTAGCTTGACTCGAAGTAATGCTGCTTATGGTGCGATGGTACAGTTGATGGAAGCAAGGGAACCCATTGATGTTCAGACTGGTCTTGTATTTTATAACAATATGTTAATACGAGCTATATCTACCAGTCGGGACAAAAACACTTCCAGGGTAGTTGGTTTTAATATGAGTTTGGAAGAGGTAATAATAACCGAATCCAACATTATCAAACTAACGGCTTCCCAACTAGCCGCTGGATCTCCGCGTGAACAGGCTACTTCGGCCGAGGAAAAGGGACGTCAAGAACTAATAGTACCTGGAGAAAGCACAACTAAATCAGCATTGAAATCAATAAGCGGATGGCTATCCCAATGATAGAAATACCATTAAATTCTAATCCGGAACAATTGTTCTCAATAAACGTTGATGGGAATACTTACGATTGCCGAGTTATATTAAATTCACGAACAGGGGTATGGTCAATATCCCTATCACAATTGGGGGTTGATATAGTTTCTGGGGTGGCTTTATTAGGCGGTGTAGATTTACTTGGTCAATATACTCTTCCAATTTCAAATATCTATATGGTCAATCTAGATAACCCTGCTTTAGATCCAACTACAGATAATCTCGGGTCTGTTTCGAAACTATTTATATTGACTGACGAAGAGGTACTAAGTGCCTAGACAATACAATCGGAAATATCAATTGACGATAACCCAAGCCGATGGAACAGCCAGAGTAATAGAAGACTTGAGGGTCACGTTTGAAATAACAAAGAGTATATTGAGCTTTCCAAATTTGTGCAAGTTGGTTATCTACAATCCCAATGAAGATACTCTTTCTGCCCTACAAACAAAATTCACAAAGATATCAATAAATGCCGGTTACGAAGGTAACGTTAAGCTATTATTCAAAGGTGAGGTTAGAAATGTATCCCAATCGAAAGTTAGTGTAGATCGTATGCTGACGGTTTATGCCGGTGACGGTGAACGGGATTGGCAAAATGCGACATTTAATAAAACGTTCACTGAAAATGTAACGATAAGCAAAGCAATAGAAGATGTCTTATCTTCATTCAAAGAGGTTACTATCGGTGTTATTGATGGGATTCCCAATATAGCCGACAAGTTACGCGGACAAACTTTATCTGGATCATCTAAGGATATACTAGATGGATTTGCAAGTGAATACGGTTTTGATTGGAGCATACAGAACGGGGAAGTAATTATAGCGCCGGTCGAAAGCCCGTTACAAGGCGATGAAGCCGTACTGGTAAACTCGGCCACTGGTATGGTCGGTTCCCCAACACTAACTGAGATCGGAGCTGATGTAACCACATTACTCAATCCCGCTTTGTTACCTAATAAGGCATTCAAGATAGAATCCTTAAATGCAGATATACAAATGGGAAATTTATTCTTTCGCAATATAAATAGAACCAGTGCCGAGGGCCTTTATAAAATACAAGAGGTTACGTTTAAAGGTGATTCTCGTGAGGGTGATTGGGTTAGTTCGGTCAAAGGGAGAATCATAAATGGCGGGTAAGACCACAAATTTATCCACCTTGGCTAGTACCATAAAACATGGTGTTGAAAATAGAATAAAAGACCTTCATACTTCAATGCCTGGAATAGTGGAATCTTTTGATCCAGTCACACAGTTGGCCACGGTACAACCGGCGATAAAAAGAATCTTTGTAACTACGGAGGAAGATGTTGAGGTACTAACTCCACATAATTTGCCGATGCTAATAAACGTTCCTGTGATATTTCCAAGGGGTGGTGGTTTCTCTTTAACATTTCCGGTCGCTAAAGGCGATGAATGCCAATTGACGTTTTGTGAGCGCTCCATAGACAATTGGCATGAGTTTGGTACGGTATCAGAACCGGGCGCAAGGCGATTCCATTCGCTTAGTGATGCGACTGCTATGGTTGGATTGTCTTCTTTACCAAATAAAATCCAAGGTTTTGATAATACTAATGTACAATTGCGAAGTGACGATGGTAATACTTCAATCAGCCTGAAGGCCGACGGGGCTATTCGCCAAGAGAACTCAAACGGGTTTGTTGAATTGCAGTCTGATGGTAAATTTAATATCAACGGTATTATATTTGAAACCCATATCCACCCACAGGGAAATGATTCGGCAGGTAACACCCAGCAAAATACAGGAGTCCCATTATGATAGGCAGGGCACTTGATAAAAACAATGATCTAATCGTAGAATCTGGCAGTCTTAAGATTGTTTCTGACGGGGCTGAGGTTGTGCAACATGTCAGAAGTAGATTNCTCTTATATATGGGTGAATGGTTCTTAGATTTACAAGCTGGNACTCCTTATTTTCAACAGATATTTGTGAAGCCTGTTAATTTGTCCAATGTGGAATCCATATTCAAACGACGTATATTGGACACCCCGGGCATAGAGAAGCTTTTAGAATTTACTATGGTTTACGAGGGTGCTTCCATACGGAAATTAACTATTTCTTTTTCTGCTGAAACAATTTATGGCAATATAAACAACGAAGAGGTGACAGTCAATGCCTAACGCGGGTATATCAGAAACGGGTTTTTATCGTAAAAGATTAGACCAGCTTCTTGAAGAATTAAACAGCGGAGTCAAAAGCATATTCGGTGAGAATTTTAACCTTTCCCCAGACTCGCAAGATGGTCAAATGAACGGGATTATATCTGAGTCCAATGCCAATCTATGGGAAATAGCTGAAGAATCATATAACGCTTTTAATCCTTCGGCTGCCACGGGGGTATCGCTTTCAAACTTGGTGCAACTCAACGGTATAACCCGGAATGAGGCTACCTTTTCAACCGTCGCACTCACTATATCTGGAACGATAGGGGTGGTGATCCCAGCTGGGAGTCTTATTAGCACTTCCGATCTAGGTAATCAATTTACAACTGAAGGGGAAGTTACCATCGGGCCTGTTGGTACAGTTTCGGCGGTGGCAATGGCGGTTGTTTCAGGCCCGATAAACGCTCTCGCCGGAACCCTAACCACCATAGATACACCAATCACAGGATGGGATTCAGTTACCAATACCGCCGATGCGATAGTCGGAGGGAATGAAGAAACCGATGCTGAGTTACGCGCCCGTAGAGAACAATCAGTCGCCAGAGATGCACAGGCTATCGTAGATGCTATCTTTGCAGAAGTACGCTCTCTTCCAAACGTGACCCAAACGACTGTATTGGAAAATGATACAAATACCGGCCCTGATGTGAATGGATTACCAGCGCATTCCATTCACGTTATAGCGGTTGGTGGGGATGAACAAGAAATCGCAGAGGCTATTTTTGTCAAGAAAACACTGGGTGCCACACCATTTGGGGCAATAACAAAGCAGGTTAATGATGACCAAGGTATACCCCATGATATTTCTTTTTCTAGACCTACGATTATCCCGATTTATGTTGAGGTAAATTTAAGCGTCTTTTCTGGGTATCCTACCGATGGCGATGACTTAATAAAAGATGCGATAGTCGCCTATACCGAAGGAACCTTAGTATCTGGCCGTGGTTTTTTCCTCGGTAATGATGTCATCCATTCCGAATTATACACTCCGATAAACACCATCCAAGGTCATACGGTTGATAGCCTTTATATAAAGAAGACCGACCCACCTACGGGATCGTCATCTGATATCTCTATCGCTGTTACAGAAACTTCCCAATTTATTATCGCTAATATTACGGTCAATTCATAATGGTTGAGTCAATAGNCCATACTGAAAAGGTAATTNCAAGGCTATCCACAGCCTATCGTGATTCTACCAATTTAATCAACTACATAAAAGCCCTTCTGTCTGAAGCCAATACCCTGGAAGAAGTCTTTCAAAGCCTATTGTCAGATCGATGGATAGATACGGCGATTGGTGTACAGCTGGATATAATCGGGGCGATAGTTGGTCAGAATAGAATACTTGTAGATTCTACAGTTTTATCGTATTTTGGGTTTGCCACTGGAATCGGTTCGAATTCATTTGGTACGCTATCTGATCCAGCTGTAGGTGGTAGGTTCAGGGGTATTGGTGAATCTACCACTGGTGATCGAGTATTAACCGACGATGAATATCGGATTTACATACGGGCACGAGTTATAAAAAATTCGATAACACCAACTTTGCCACAGATGATTTCTTTTTTAAAATTCCTATTTAATGTGGATCAGATTGTTATAATCGATTCCCACATGAGCTACACTGTTCAAATTGGAAGACCATTAAGTTCAAATGAAAAAGCATTTCTAACAACCACAGATCTCGTCCCGAAGGTTGCCGCTGTAAATGTTAATTACCAGGAATATAATTCTGAATGCGCATTTGGCTTCGGTGGCATACCAACCAGCAAAGGGTTCGGTTCAGTGAGTGACTCGTCAATCGGCGGTAAATTTTCATCCATAATATCTTGAGGGAAATAGAATGACCACAAAACCAGATTTGAATCGCGTATGGGCAGAAGGGGCACCCGGGGCCAATGTTGAAGACCCGGATGTAACCTCGCCGGGTAAATTTGACGCTGGATGGACTGCAGAAATACCCCCGTTTGAAAATTTTAATTTCTTACAGAAGCTGTTTACACAGGCGCTCGCACATGGTAATCAGTTCGGAATTATGCAATGGGATACAGACACAGAATATCCCATAAACGGATGGGCTAGGTCTACCGTAGATGGTGCGGTTTATATTTCATTAACAGCAACCAACCAAGGGAACGAACCTTCTGTTTCGGGTAGCGATTGGAAAGTGTTGACAATAGACACCATATCCGGAATAGAAACAACCGTTGTTTCTGCAACAGATGCCACATGGGCACCACGGGCAGATACCAAGTCTATAAAATTCACAGTTATCGGAGCCGGTGGCGGTGGCGGTGGTACAGATGGACAAGGTGCAGGAACAGCGGCAAATAGTGGTAGCGGTGGCGGTAGTGGAACTAGCATATTACGCACAAACACCATCGCCGCGACTTATAATATAACTATCGGTGCCGGTGGGGCTGGGGGTGTAGCCGGTAACAATAACGGATCAGCGGGTACTAACTCCAGCGTCGTGGCGGCGGGTGTCAATGTTATTGGTGGTGGTGGTTCCGGTGGTATAGGAATGCTCGGTAGTGCGGTAGGGGTGGTCAACGGTGGCGCGGGTGGTACATCGTCCGGAGGTAACATTAATATCAGAGGTAGTGATGGTTCTGCAGGTGGTGCTCGTGGTGAGGCAGCTATAACTCAACCATTCGGCGGAGTGAGTACACAGGGTGGTCAAACCATCAATGCGGGCGGTACTAATGGTTCCAGTGGTATAGAGAAGGGATCAGGTGGAACAGGTAGTTTATCCCAAGGTACAACGGGTAACCTGTCCGGTGGTGACGGTGCTGATGGTGTTGTAATTATTGAGGAGTTTTTCTAATGAGCGGTTATCAAGTTCTATCGAACCATCAAATTATTGACCCGAGCGGCCATCGTTTTATAGTTAAAGGTGGTACGGTATTCAATTACCTGTTCGTGTCCTACGAATCTCGTACGAATTATAATTTTCGTGAGAAAGGTCGCACTACGCCGCCCACAGGGGTGAGCGAGCCAACATACTACGCACCAACCGTTTACCAGAATGAGGGTTATGTGCGTGATCATTTGATGGCGGCTCGTCGCGAAGGTTTAAATCTAATCCGTATTGCCGTAGAACCAGCAATGATGAACGCCTCAGTCCCGTATGTTGATCCATCAGATAGCCAAACGTATCCATCTGATATTGATATGCTTGATACTATTATTGGTATCGCGTNTGAGCTAAATCTAGTCGTTCAGCTACAGAACGGTAACGATGCTGTACCAGTTGCTGATAATCTTGTGTTCCTTGCATGGTTGCGTGATAAATACGACGAAGCCGATAACGTGTGGATAAACCCGTGCAATGAGATCAACGGCACGAATGCCGACGTTGAGAACGCGTCCGTATGGGTGTCACAGATGACCCAGTACGTCAATGCATTGCGCTTTGGAGGTAATTTCACCAACCCTATTTGTATTGATCCTCCGGGATGGGCTACCCGCATAGACCTGATCGACTCCGAGCTATCGACCAACCCCGTCTTCGCCAACGACATTAACCTGATCGTTAACGTCCACTTCTACCCACAGGCCGCAACACTCTACACCGACGACACTAGCTGGGTAGCGTCCTCGCAGTACGCGGTGCGGTTCCCACAATGGGTTAGTTATCTCGGGGACTACTGCATCGTCGTCGGCGAGTGTGGTATTGATAACGTTTCCGGCAGGCTTGACCCCGATATCGACCCCGGCGTACCGAGTGTAAATCTTACGTGGTGGGCTAACGCGCAGGCCGTGATGAGTGCCTTCATCAGCTGGGTTAACGTTAACTCAAACTTGGGGTTATTGAGCGGGGCTATTGGCCACGACTGGCAGTCGTACATCCCCGGCATGGGTATCCACGGCCACAATACCATGCGCCGAACTAACGGTAGTCGTACGGCATGGGGGCGGATATTTAGGGATAAATTTATATCAGCGCCAATTGATGTGCCGAATACCAACTTGACAGGCGATGATATTCTGGCACTTATCGGCAATCTTACATCTAGAGTTACCGCGCCGGGGGCAGGAACTCCCGACTTTCAGTATGAGTCTACGACGGGCGCAAAGGCCGGTGCCGTAGGTATTATCAATGCCGCTCACGTTATGTTTCATTCGTTCTATAACCGGGCCACTGGTAAGGCGACAGGCAGTATCTCTGGTGACGGTGCCGCCGGAACAGTTTATTCCAGCGTATCGGATTATCGGCTTAAAAATATTATAGGTAAAATGGACAATGCTGATGCTATTGAAGCATTCAAGCAATTGAAACCGGTATTGGCGGAATGGAAGGATGGCGATTCCCCTGCCGAATTAATGTTTATCGCACATGAAGCAGGTAAGGCAGTGCCATCCGCTGTAGTCGGTGATTACGATGGGCAAGATGGTAGCGGCGAACCTATTTATCAAACGCTCGATTACGGTCGTATCACACCCTTGTTAGCGGCGATATTACATATAGCCTTGGAAGATATTGAGAACTTAAAGAGATCAAAATCATGATTAAAATATCAACATGGAAAAATAAAGATTGCACAATAGGGCGATTGGAATGTGGCGATTTCCGTTGTCTGTCTTTGGAATTACCGTGGCTGGATAACAGGAAGAATATTTCCTGTATACCGGAAGGTACTTATCGTGCTGTAAAGTACAATTCACCAAAGCACGGCGAAGTTATTTTACTAAAGGATGTACCCGGCCGAAGTATGATTGAAATCCATACGGGTAACCACACACGTCAAATTAAAGGATGTGTGTTGGTTGGGGATAGTCTTAA